AGTAAGCTTTGCATTCAGCTAAAATAGTAAAAAGAATCGTGTTGAAACATTAACTGTTACCGCTAGCTTAAACTACACAGTAACTAATGCCAATGCAGCTCCTAGCTTGAGCAGTATCAAGAGCTCAGCACCACAGCAGTACTATACACAAAACCGTATGATTACTGCGGAAGACTACAACATCTTCCCACAGACCAACTATGGTAGTATCCAAAAGATCAAAGCAGTTAACCGCACAAGCTCAGGTGTAAGTTTATACCTAGACACTCTGGATCCAACTGGTAGTTTCTCTAGCACAAACATTTTTGGCGATGACGGCATCATTGGTGCCAACGTTGGTGTAAGCTCATCAAAGTTTGATTTCTTAACAGACAATGATATCTATGCTGCTGTTTACAATCAAATTATTCCCATTATCAACAGCACTGAAATTAGAAACTACTACTATGGCACAACAGATTCTTTCCCAAGATTAAGTGGCAATACTGATGTAGTTATTGGCGGCAACATTACCTTTAACCAAAATACAGTGACCACAAGTTCTACTACAGGCTTCCTAGTTAACCCAGATGACGAAACATTGACCATTGGTGCCAATGTTTATAACTATCTTCGTTATGTTGATGTCGGTGCTAGCTTACAGTTCTCTGCTCCTGCTGGATCTAGATTTAATCGTGATCACGAACTGGTCACTGGATCTACATTAACTAATGCTGGCGATAGCTTAAACTTTTATGCAACAGTCACTGGTGTAGTATCTGATGCAGATGTAACTGCACCTAACAAGATTACGTTTGGTACAGTGGTACCAACTGGTGCTGTACTAAGTGATGTTGATTTAACAGGTGCCAATGCTATTGCTCCTGCTTATAAAAATGATTTAAGCTCTGGATTAATTGCCACAGTAATCACACAGATCAAAGCACTTTTAAACTTTGGCCTGCGTTACAATACCGGTGCAAGAGTTGTTAACACAGATGGTACATTGGGCTCGTATGGTGTTTGGGAAAACATTACACCAGCCGAAACTGGCGACTATGCAAGTTGGTTAGCTGACTCTACTGCCCTGGTGCGCTTTGAATATACTCAAGGCTTGTACACCATTTACTACAAGACACTGGCATACACATTTTCTAGTGCTGGTAATACCAAGTTCTACTTTGATCCAACTACACGAGTTTATAATTCGTTAAGTGGAACAAACGTACAAGATACTATTAAGATTCTAAAAATTAATTCTGTAACTCCTGAACCATTGGATAACGATGTTGTTTGGCAAATTTATAACACTATCACAGCCGCAGATGGTTACACAGATAAAACCAAGGTGCTAGTACGTGCGCCAACAACACAAGCAGAGTACGTTCCGGATAATCCAGATTTATATAGTCTAGTGTCTAACGGCACCAGTACGTCAGATTTGTATTTCCAATACAAACACAATGTACCTGCTCGTAGCCGAATTGACCCAACACCAGTCAATATCATGGACGTGTATATTTTAACTTCAACGTACACTACTAACTATACAAACTGGTTGCGTGATCTAACTGGCACAGTAACTGAGCCAGCTTTACCAACAAGCACAAGTTTAGAAACATCATACAATAACCTAGACAATTACAAAGCAGTAAGCGATACGTTAGTGTATAATCCTGCTAAATTTAAACCATTGTTTGGAGCCAAAGCAGATCAAAGTCTGCATGCTCGATTCCAGGTTGTTAAAAACCCGTCGGCTAACATTACCGACAATGAAATTAAGAGTCAAGTTATTAGTGCAATTAACACTTACTTTGATGTTTCTAACTGGGACTTTGGCGAATCATTTTACTTTAGTGAATTGGCAGCATACCTACATAGCAAATTAGTCCCAAATATTTCCAGCGTGGTAATTGTACCTGCTACTGGAAATACAGAAAAAGATAAGTTTGGTCAATACTTCCAAATCAACGCAGAGCCATGGGAAATCATTACATCAGCCGCAACAGTAAACGACGTTGAAATAGTAGCAGCAGTAACCGCAGCATATTTAAATCTTAGCACACCTATTACTGGATCATATTAATGGCATTAGTTAACACTTCTAATTTTTTACCGCGTGTATTTCGCACACTAACGAACCAACGATTTTTTGGTGCGACACTAGATCACTTGGTGTCAGACGCAACAAATTTACCAATCAATGGTTATATCGGTAGAACGTTTGCACCAACATATAAACTTGGTGATAATTATGTTCCAGAAACTACGAACCTAAGAAAAAATTATCAACTTGAGCCTAGTGTAGTTGTAACAAATAAAAGTGGCGAGATTGAGTTCAACACCGGTTACATTGATCTATTACGCAACATTCAAAACAATGGCGGACTTGTTGACAACCAACAGCGTTTGTTCAGTAGCGAAACCTACAACTATGACGGACACTTTGACTACGATAAGTTTGTAAACTATTTTAATTACTATTGGTTACCAAACGGAGCTGCAAGCGTTAAGGTCTATAGTAACCAAGCTCCGTACACAGCCAATTATGCAGTTGATAGAAACACAGCAGTAGGTGGATATACATTTACTGGCGCTGGCTTCCAACCAAATACACAGTTAACATTGGTACGTGGCGGCACATACACTTTCCAAGTTAATCAGCCTGGAAGCAAATTTTGGATTCAGCGTAGTCCTGGTGTTAACGGCGTAGATGCCAACGTTAATACATTAAGCACTAGAGAAATTTACGGTGTTACTAACAACGGCGAAGACGTTGGCACAGTAACATTCCGTGTTCCTTTGTACAACGCACAAGACTTTTATATTAAGATGTCAACTGCAAGCAGAGTTGATGCAGCAGTAGCATTTGGTTACACCGATATTCAAAACCGTTTGCTAAGTGACTTCTTAACAGAATTCCCCGACGGCCTTGATGGCATTAACAATCAATTACAAGACAAGAATCTTGTATTCATTACCAATAGCCCAGACGCATTAAGCTGGACTACCCCAGCGGTGGCGTCGTCCTACGCAGACTTGGATGTAGCCACAATTCGCCCAGGCGATGTTATCCCTAAAGCTACTAGAGTAAACACATGGAAAATTGATTTAATTGCAGTTGACTCAGATGCGTCAGATTACATTATTCAAATTAGTCCTCAAGTGACAGTAACCGCAAGACAAAAAGTTTTTATCACATCAGGTAAAACTTATGCATCTAAAGAGTATTGGCTCAACGACAATTTAATATATAATACTGTTCCTGCAATCACAGCAAACAAAGATTACCTGTACTATCAAGACAGTAGTAATCCTGGATTTGTTGGTGAAATCAAATTAATAGATAACATTTCAACATCAATTGATGTTGAAGCAGACATACTTGGTAAAGTTGGATATACTAGTCCCAACGGAGTTGTGTTTACCAACGGTTTAAAAGTACAGTTTGATAGCTTAGTAACTCCTGCTTCTTATTATAAATTTGAATACAGTAACTACAGCTCGTGGGAAATAGCTATTAACAACGCTGGTGGAACAGTGACTGGCAATAGCACAACAGCATCCGCAATCAAAGACGGACAGTTGATTGGCGAGTGGGACGGCACCGCAGGTTACAGAATTCGCGAATGGTATGTTGAGGGTGTGGGCACAAGCATCGCTCTAGTACCAATGGGACAGATTATTGTACCTGAGGATTTTTCTCAGTACATGGAAACAGAAGCAGACTACATTACTATTAACCGCGGAAGCCAAGATCGTAACGCCTGGTCACGTAGCAACCGTTGGTTCCATAAAGATGTAATTGCTGCCAGAGCCGCATATAACAACACCACCGAAGATTACGGCCCAAACATTCCGGGTCGTCGTCCTATTGTTGAGTTTGAAGCAGACTTACAGTTGTTTAATTTTGGTAAGCAGGCTAAAAATTCTGTTGATCTAATCACCTTCATAGATACAGATGCATTTGGTATAACAATACCTGCAACTCGTATTGAGGGACAAGTAACTGCGGTCATTGACGGAGTTACCCTAGAACCCGGACACCGCGTAGTATTTGCTAATGACTACGATCTAAATGTTAAAAACAAAATCTGGGAAGTCACTATAATTGAAAATCTTGGTGGAGAAAACTATATCAATTTAGTGTCGACAGAAGATAATCCTGTGCAAGCGGGAGAGTGTGTACTAGTAACAGAAGGAACCGGTTACGGTAATACTTTTAGATTTGATGGATCCAATTGGTTTGAGTGCCAAGCCAAGACAGCATTAAATCAAATGCCTGTGTTTGACTTATTTGATAAAGATGGTTATAGCTTTAGTGATACTACAGTTTATCCAGGGTCAACATTTGCTGGTAATAAGATTTTTAACTACTACCCAGGCACTGGCACCAACAATGACACCATCTTGGGCTTCCCTTTGCGTTACCAAAACTTTAACAACATTGGTGATATTGTATTTAAAAATTACTACGACGAAGATACATTTAGTTATGTAACTAATACAGCCACACACGCAACAGCAACCATTGGATGCGGCACAGGTTATGTAATTAAAAACACTGGGCTAACTACTCAGACTTACTTGAACAACTGGATTAAAAATAAAGAACCTAGTACACAATACCAATTGTTCACTAAATTCTTTGATGGCCGAGTAATTGAAATTGCCGGAACAAACCGTGCATTTGTACAAATAGATGTACTTCCTGAAGCAACAGGTACAATACCTCATTTAAAAGTTTACAAGAATAATACATTGCTGGTAAACGGCACAGACTACGAATTAACCAAATACGGTATCTACGATCTTGTAGTCTTTATGTCTACACCAGAAATTGGTGACAAACTTAACGTGGCAGTATACAGCAAAACAGTTAGCGCCGCATCATTTTACGAAGTTCCTAAGAACTTGGACCAAAATCCTCTAAACGAAAAGTTTTCGACTATTGCTCTAGGCCAGATTCGTACACACTACAACAAGTTAATTGAAAATACTTCAACTAGCAATCGTCCACTACAAGATGATTATTTAAAAGCCAACGGCGGCACACTAAGTCAACACTCTGCGCCATTGGTTTATGCAATGACATTCTTAAATGATCCACAAGTTAACTTTGTAAATGGATTAGAGTTATCCAAAAAAGAATACAATCGCTTCAAGAGTAAATTTATTAACTTATGCTCTACATTAACAGGATTAGATTATAACGACCCTATCTCTGGTGTAGATGCTATTTTACAAAATATTAATAGCGTTAAAAATAATAGTTTTCCTTGGTATTACAGCGACATGGTTCCACAGGGTGGC